CCATTTGTGTTACGAGCTTGTACTTTATTTAGTACAGATATTAAGAAGAGGATTATAATGTTCACAAAATGTTCACATTACATTAAAAGATTATACACCAATTTTATTTTTAAAGTGATAATATATATATATAAGGTGTGATTATTTACAAATGATGATTCCTATAGTTGCACTTATATTTTTATTAAATAGAAAGGAGTGAAAAAACACTTGCACGCACAATATTTAGAAGCAGTTAAAATGCTAATACAGACATCGCCAGAATTTATTAATTGTAGTGTGAAAGTGTATATTGAACCGTCAATATCCAGTACTGTGTTTTATATTAATGCTGACGGTTACAATCACATTTTCAAAGCACCTTTTGGGCTTTTAGAAAGTAAATTAACGATTACTGCGTTAGCACAAATAATAGTTGATGAAGTAATAGAATGGAGGGATAAGTTAAATGTTGTTTAAAGAATTGCTTACAGTCCATGACAATAATACATATAAATATTTTGTCAGAGAAAGGGCAGTGGTTGTATGAAGGCAAAGTTATTTTTATTACATCTGATTTACTTGAAAGAAAAGTTAAATTAGTGGATGTTAAGCGTGCCTTTACAAAAGAACTTTTTATTAGATTGGAGGATTAATAAAAATGAGCATATATGAAGGAATAGTTTTAGCGACATTCATTATGGTTTCAATAATGATTACTAATTATATTGACAGAGAAGTATCAAGGTTGTGTGATGTATTGCAATTAATGAATATATTACCTTGCTATGAAATAAAAGCATTTAAAAAAGGAAAGCGTTTACGTACTAGTGAATTGTTACAACATATCAATAGTCCAGTTAAAGCTTATCAAATGAAAGAAGGTATTCTTTACATAGAAATTTATTAGTTTTTTGAAAAAGTACTTGACAATTCATGTCATATAGTGTAATATAATACTTGTAATCAGTTTACACCTTACCTAGCAGTAACCACGCTGACGGGTGGTGCAACCCCACCCACTAGGCTTTGCATCAATGATGCATGTTACAACAAGTTACAATAAGTTACAAAGTAAACTCATTACAAAAAACAAGGAGGAAAACAAAATGAGAAAACCAACCGTAACAAGAACAATCAGCACACTAAACATCACAGTATTAGGCATGGATACAGTTTCGTGCGAGCCTATGACTAAGACTTATCCAATCTATGAGAGTGAAGCACCAAAGGATGAAGTTAAACTGTTTAATTACATCCGTAAAATGTATGAGACAGATACTTTTAAAATCTCAGCAATCACAGACAAGAAAGCAGTTACAAAGACATACACAATGTCACTCAGTAAGTATATTGAAGAAGCAGAGGAAGTAGCAAGCAAAGCAGACACAGCAGACACAGCAGACACAGCAGACACAGCAGGCACAGCACAGTAAATAGGAGAAAAATATCATGTTATCAAAGAAAGAATTATTTAATGCAAAGGCGTCATCACAGAAATTAGAGAAAGGGCTACAGATTGATGTTGTTAATGTCGGCTCATATTCTGATACTGACAAAGATGGCAATCCAGTAGAAGTATCAGTGCTTGTTGATAAAGACGGAGCAGTTTTTACTAGCATTTCTAAGACAGTCAATGAGACGTTAGATATGCTTGAGGATATCATATCAGATGATGGGCATGCCCTTATAGAGGTATGCGAGAATACATCCAATAGTGGTAGAAAATTTTACCAATTAATGGCACTTTAATTATTTAGAGTATTTATTAATAAGGAGGGGGGGTTTTACCCCCCCTTTACTTATAAGCATAGGAGGTTTTAAGTGTATGGGTAAGACAACTAAGAAGTCACAGCTCTTAAAGGAATATAATAAAGAGCGAAATCGAATTAAACGATTTATTAGAAATGCCGAAAAAAGAGGGTATGTGTTTGAGCCTAATCTTATACCGCCGGAACCAAAAAGGATTACAAGTGGTTCAGTAAGAAGGTTATCAAAAATTCGTCCAGAACGGCTTTATAACAAAGCTTATGCCATCAGTGCAGTAACAGGACAACCAATAACAGTAGAGCAGAGGAAAAGAGAAATAAGAGAAGAAGCTTCTAGGAAAGCATGGGAAACTAGGAGAAGAAAAAAAGACCAAATGGACTATAATCGAATTAAGTTTAACAAAGAATGGCAACAAACATTTCATGCTTCAAGGCTAGTATGGGATAAAGTACAGTCCATGATAGCAAACGTGGGTATTCAACAATCCCAGTCAGCAGATTTGTTAAATAATCTTTTAAACTCAGAAATTGAAAAGTATGGTGCAAACGCTGTTATGTATTCCATAGCACAAGCAAGTGAGGATTTTTTATCAACTTGTGAGGCTATAATTAAATATCATCCGAGTAGTGCTGTATCAAGGACAGCCGTTCAGCATTTATATACATTAATAAGTGGCAATTTACCAAGTGATGAAGAACAGGCAGAAATTGACAAGGCATTAGACAATGACGAAACGTGGGAAGAAATATGAGAAAGCAAATGAAATATATGGTAGGCGATTTTGAAACTACTGTATATGAGGGTCAGACTTTCACCGAGGTGTGGGTTTCAGCAGTTGTCGAGCTAGGCACAGAGGATGTTAAAATTCATCATTCAATTAGAGAGACATATGATTATTTATATAACTTAAAGCAGAATATTTGTATATATTATCATAACTTAAAGTTTGATGGTTCGTTTTGGCTATCGTTCTTGCTAACAGATTTGAAATACGAGCAAAAGTTATATGTAAACCATAATAATGAAAGTGATGTGCACTTTTTGAAAGAAAAAGATTTAACACCAAAATCTTTTGTGTATTCAATCTCAGATATGGGTCAATGGTACAGTATACTAATTAAGACACCATACGCATTTATTGAGATTAGAGATAGTTTGAAGCTTTTGCCCTTTTCAGTTAAACAAATTGGGGAAAGTTTTCAGACAAAGCATCGTAAATTAAATATGGAGTATAAAGGGCATAGATACGCAGGTTGTCTGATAACAGACAACGAGAAACGCTATATTGCTAACGATGTGCTTGTAGTCAAAGAAGCATTGGAAATTATGCAATATGAGGGGCACTTAAAACTTACGATTGGTTCGTGTTGTCTCTCTGAATTTAAAGTTACAGTGGACAAACAAGACTATCAAGCATTTTTCCCTGATTTAACACAGTTTAAATTAAACCCACTTGAATATAAATACTCAAACGCTGACGAGTATATAAGGCATTCATACAGAGGTGGGTGGTGTTATTTAAAGAAGGGATGCGAAAACAGAATTTACACTGAGGGTATTACAGCTGACGTTAATAGCCTCTACCCATCTATGATGCACTCAGAAAGTGGAAATTATTATCCCTATGGTCGACCAGTTTTTTTCAAGGGTAAAATACCATCAAAATGTCTTACAGACCAATATTATTATTTTGTCCGCATTCGTACACGATTTTATTTGAAAGAAAATAAATTACCGTTTATACAGATTAAAGGTAGCTTTTTCTATAAGGCTACTGAAATGCTTGAGACGTCTGATATAGTTGATAAAGATACAGGGAATACAAGTACATGGTATAAAGACTTTGATGGAAACATTAAAAAGGCAATTGTTGAAATGGTACTTACGCAGACTGATTTTGAATTATTACAGGAGCATTACAATCTTGTAGATTTTGAGATATTGGATGGATGTTATTTTAGAACTATAACAGGAATTTTTGACGAGTATATCAACAAATATAAGGAAATTAAACAGAATAGTAAGGGGGCAAAGCGAACATTAGCAAAGTTATTTTTAAATAATTTATACGGAAAACTCAGCAGTTCAGATATATCCTCTTTTAAAGTAGCAAGAGAGAAAGACGATGGCTCACTAGGTTTTACAACATATGAAGAACACGAAAAGAAAGTTATGTATATTCCAATAGGCTCAGCAATAACAAGTTATGCTAGGAATTTTACAATAAGGGCGGCACAGCAAAACTACAAATATTTTGTATACGCGGACACGGACAGCATACATTGTTGTACTACAAAGAAAAATATTAAAGGAATAAAAATACACCCTTCTGATTTTTGTTGTTGGAAACTAGAGAGCTTTTGGGATAAGGCTATTTTTGTACGTCAGAAAACTTATATTGAACATGTTACGCATGAAGATGAAGAACCAATTAATGAGCCATACTATAATGTAAAATGTGCAGGTATGCCTGATAGGTGTAAAAATTTATTTCTTAAATCAATGGAGGGTGTGACAGATGAAGAGTTAGAGAAATACCCACCAATTCAACAGGACTTTTTGAGAACAAAGAGAACGCTTACCGATTTTAAACTTGGCTTGGAGGTCTACGGAAAACTCCGGCCAGTGAGAATAAGGGGAGGAATAGTATTACAAGAGACATCATATAAAATGAGATAAAATGTTTCACGTTAAACATAACAAAAAGAGGCAGAAATAATTCTGTCTCTTTTAATATATCTATAACGTTAATTCTTAATGCATGGGTAGGCATACACCCAACTACACAGATGTGTCTTATATTTCAAAGAGCCTTTCACAACTATGTTACAAAAATAACTAACGCAGATACCTTTAATAATAAGCTAAAGCTTTAAGTATACATTCTTTACAGTCAAGTGAATAAAATCTAAAACACCCCCTATCAAAGAAGTATCTCATATAGTCAATGAGCCACCCATTATTTTTTAGCATTACATAATTAATATTGTGGTCATCTGTTGTAACCGAAATTCTTTGTTTAAAATCTGTATCAACTTTTTTGTCGCAGTAAACTATGCTTTCATCTTCAAACATTCTAACGGCATATTCTTCACCCTTATATTTAAGCGTACACAGGTATCGACTCTGACCCCTTATTTTTTCAATGAAAGCATGATTATCATTGAGGTAGACATTCTGTGACGCATAGGCTACATATTTAGATTTGTTAAAAGCTCTATTGAATAGTGAATTTTCTTGTAACTTAGAAGCACTTTGATTATATCCTTGTTCAAGAACGAACCCATCACCACGTAAAAACTTTACATCAGATGTCAGTCTGTCTGTAATATCCAATGCTGTATAATAGGGGTTTAATAGTGTGACAGCGTTTGAAATCATTATAACAGGAACATATCTAACTTGACTATTATTACCCCTTGCTATTGAAGTGTGAATGCTTATAAATTTACTGACTTCATCAGCACAATAATGATTAGTTTCGGACTGAAATTCGTCAAGGAGTATTCTTGCTACATCACTTAGGTAATGAGAATATTTTTTAACTTTATCCGCACAATTTAGTGCAACGGCATAGCCACAGGATTTCCCCTCGTCCTCTTCATCATAAGCACTACACAAAAATAATTCATACATTTTACTATTACCAATTTGTACACCCTTCATTGTGTATGTTGAGAAAAAAAGATTGTGTATATCCTTAAAGAATTTGTCAGCGGAGTCCTTTAACTCGTCTTGAAATCTGTACAGTAGACAAAATTTCTCATTATACTTTAAAAACCGATTAATTAGATATCTATTAAAATATGTCGTTTTTCCTGCACTTCTATTTGATGTCGATATATAAATTTCTGGTACATTTCCATTAATGTCTTTCATGCTTAATAGCTTAGTACCATCATAGTATTTTATTTCTTTCATTTATCCACTTCCTTTAGTATATTGTATCAAATTATCCACAATTTGTCAAATTAATGTTGATAATTTGTGGATAATATGTTATAATAAGAAAAAGAAAGGAGGTCATCAGTATGATTAACGACTTATCAACATTAATTTCCACGCTTGGTTTTCCCATCGGAATGTGTTTAATTATGTGTTATTACATTAACAAAATTAATGATGCACATAAGGAAGAGTCAGACAAGTTTGCAGAAGCACTCAACAATAATACACTCGTGCTTCAAAAACTTTGCGATAAGCTCGACAGTGAGGTGGATGCAGGTGAAAAGCAGTGATATTGTAGCAATGGCAAGAACGTATCTCGGAAAGCCCTATGTATGGGGTGGAGAGTCCGAAGCCGAGGGCGGATATGATTGCAGTGGTTTTGTATATTCTGTACTTAATAAATGTGGCATGAAAGTACCAAGAACTACAGCACAAGGCTACTCAACATTAGGCAAAACAGTAACGAACATTAAGAGTGGCGATTTACTTTATTTCGGTAAATCAGTCAAGAGAATTACTCATATAGCAATTGCTATTAACAGTACACAGATGATTGAATCGAGAGGAAATAGTAAAAACACAAAAACAAACAAGGGTAAGGGTGTTTCAATTACTAATATTGATCATCGAAACGATTTAGTACTTGTTAAAAGAATTGTTGATTTTAAAAAGGAGAAATTAACAACTATGTCTTTATTGAAAAAAGGTGTTAAAAATAATGATGTTACCGTATTTGAAATACTAATGTCAAAGTTAGGGTATTATACAGGTTCAATTGATACCCAATATGGCAAAGGCTGTGTATCAGCATGTATTAATTTTCAGAAAGACCACAATCTTTTACAGGATGGCGAGTGTGGAAACAATACATGGAAAGCACTTCTTACCGAGGTGATTTAATGGCATGGGTTGCGATTGAAGGTACTAGGAAGTATTTGACACAGGCGCAGAGGGAGAACAACGCTGTAGAATTTAATGCATACTTCGCTGGAAAATATACTCTTGAAAGTATCTGTGGTATGCTCGGAAACGTTCAGAGAGAAAGTACTTTAAATCCTGCAATAAAAGAAACGGCAAGTGTATCTAGTGGATGGGGACTTATTCAGTGGACTCCATCCAGAAACCTCACTGATTACGCAAGCGCTCAAGGTAAGGATTGGAAAGATGGCAACGTACAGTGTCAGCTTATTAATGCCGAAGTACTTGAAGGATATGGCGGTCAGTGGATACCTACTAAAAAATACCCATATAGTGGTTTAGAATTTTCTCGATTAACGGATGTTGAAGAAGCAGTCAAGGCTTACTGTTTTGAGCGCGAGCGTGCTGGCGTTGTAGCACTCGATGAAAGAATTCAAAATGGGAAAAACTGGTATGAATATCTCAGTGGCTCACCCACACCACCCACACCACCTACACCACCCACACCATCAACAAGAAAATCTTTACCTATTTATATGATGATACGCAGACGATTTTAAGGAAGGAGAATGATAATGGCTAAATTATCAAAAGACGAATTAATTGAAAAAGTAAAAAAATATGTCGGTGATAGAACCGATGACGAAACAATTGAAATTATCGAGGATATATCTGACTCAATCGACTCATCTGACGCTGACGAGTGGAAACAGAAATATGAAAAAAATGACAAAATGTGGAGAGACAAATATATTTCACGTTTTTTTGAAAAAAAGGAAGATGAACTCGATAAACCTAGTGAACATGAAGAGGAAGAAAAAGAGTACAATTCCTATGAGGATTTATTTGAAGAGGAGGGCAAATAATGGCTAGAATAATTGCTAAAACGAAACTTGACGCACGCTCTATTGACATTCTTAATGTTATTAGAAATAATGCGTCATACGCTTATCAAAAAGATGTACCAAAAATAGAGAAAGAAGAGGACATCCCAAAGGTCGGAGAAATCCTTTTTGGAAATCCAGTGCATTCCAATGAATTTATTAACGCATTAGTCAATAGAATAGCACTTGTACGTGTCCAGAGTGCAACCTTTAACAATCCTTATAAGCACCTTAAAAAAGGGTACTTAGAGTTTGGCGAGACTGTAGAGGATATTTTTGTTGGTATTATCAAAGCTGTAAAATATGATGCAGAAAAAGGTGCTAGTAGAGAGTTTAAACGTACTCTGCCTAATGTTCAGTCAGTCTTTCATATGACGAATTGGAAGGTAATGTATCCAATTACTATTGAGAAACAGGCATTGAGACGAGCCTTTACGTCTGCTGACGGTGTTACTAACCTTATTACATCAATTATTGACCAAGTTTATCAGTCTGCAGAGTATGACGAGTACTTACTTTTTAAATATCTACTCATCAAAGCAATTTCTCACGGAAAAGTTTACCCACAGCCTATTGATACTACCAACATGAATAGTGTAGCTGTAGCTTTTAGGGGAAAATCAAATTTACTGCCTATTGATATGACAGGACGATTTAACGAAACTCATGTGCAGAACAACACACCAATTGATAAACAGTGCATTTTTATGGATGCTGATTTTAATGCTAAATTTGATGTTGAAGTACTTGCTAGTGCTTTTAATATGAATAAAGCAGATTTCATTGGTAAACTTCACCTTATTGACGATTTCAGCTCATTTGACAATAAAAGATTTGAAGCTATAAGAGCAGAGTCTACAGGGCTTGAAGAAGTGACAGCAGATGAGCTTGCGTTAATGAAGAATGTAAAGGGTGTTTTACTTGATGAGGAATGGTTTCAAGTATATGATAATCTTTTTGAGTTTGATGAGACACATGTTGGCAGTGGATTGTATTGGAATTATTGGTTACACGTTTGGAAAACTATTTCTTACTCACCATTCGCTAATGCAATCGTTTTTGTTGATAGTGCTGAGACAATTGCCAAACCTTCAACAATCACTGTAGAAATTACAGGTAAAGATATTTCCGAAGCTGGTACAATCTTTACACTTAACGTACAGGATGACACATCTACACTTGCACCTAACTCAGTTAATTTTGTTCAGACAAAGGATCTTACAACAGAGGGTATTGCCGTTCAGAAATACGGTGCTATTGTAATTCCGTCAACAAAATCTGCATCAGAAATCACTCTTGTAGCAGACTTAGACGGAACTACATACACAGGAAATCCAAACATCACTGGAGCTAGTGTTGTAGGCGATACAGTCGTATTAAATAGAGGATGATGAATTATGTACATAGTACCTGATAGTGAGGTGTACATGCTGAGTGGAATACCACTTTCCACTCAGCAGAAACACACAATCTATTTTTCAGATAAGAAAACACAGGCAGATTATTTTATTAGTAAAGCAAAAAAGCATTTTAATAAAGTAACTTACAACAGAGTTAATAAAGGTAAATGCCGTTTACAGGCTACAGCAGACAGCTTATACGACTGTAATTACATGATGTTTCAAAACTCGGCTTTCAGTACTCGTTGGTTCTATGCTTTTGTAACAGGGATTGAGTATATAAACAATATTACTGCTGAGATAAGCTTTCAAATTGATGTCCTACAGACTTACTGGTTTGACATTGAGCGAAAAGAGTGTTTTGTTGAACGAGAGCATAGTTTAACTGATAACATCGGTGAGCATATCCTTCCAGAGAATGTTGAGTGTGGCGAGTATGTTTACAATGGTGACTCAAATCTAATTGGGCTGGGCTCTCTGAGTACTTGCACTATGGTACTACTTGCTACAACAGGCGGATATCTGTACGATGGGGTATACAGTGGTTATCAAATTAAGGCTTTTGCCAATACAGAAACAGGAGGAAATAACCTCACCAATTTTTTAAATCAATACTTGACTACCCCTGAAAATATTTTAGCATTGTACACGTGCCCTACAGATATACTTCCTGTTAAGGTAACAGACGAAGGAGTTAATATTACTTTTACTGGTAATACTAATCCAATAAATGTTACTGGTGTGCCGATTAGTAACACTGACACAATAAACGGCTACAAACCACGTAACAAGAAACTATACACATATCCGTTCAATTTTAATGAAGTAAGAAATAACTGTGGTCAAACATTAATACAGCGTTATGAATTTTCAGAAAATCTTACACCATATTATAACATAGTAGGTAACATGACAATGCCTGTACAGGAAGTACTTAGGTTTGATAGATACAAAGCTACAGAAACCTCAGGCACTGGGAGAATGGATATGACGGAAACAATATCACTCGACAGTTTTCCTTTATGTTCGTGGAATGTAGATGCATTTAATGCGTGGGTTGCTCAAAACGCTGTACCAATTACAATTAACGCTATTCCGTCAGCCGTTCAAACTACTGTTGGTATGGTTACTGGTCAGTCAAGCAACTCAGCCTTAGGAAGTGTACAGAATATATTAACAAGTGCTTACACTGCTAGTATTTCTGCTAATGACGTAAAGGGTAATTATGCCACTAATAATGCACTTTTTGGTAAGGGTCAAGTATGTTTTGAAGCTCAGCGAAAATCAATTACTGCTGAGTACGCAAAAGCTATTGATAAGTACTTTGATGTATTTGGGTATGCCTGTCACACAACTAAAGTGCCTAATGTATCAAGTAGACCACATTGGAATTACACAAAAACTGTTGATTGTACAATAGTAGGCGGAGCGCCAAGTGATGATATATCTTTAATTGAAAGCTATTTTAACAACGGAATTACCTTTTGGAAACATCCTAGTGAAGTAGGTAATTATTCACTCGATAATTCAGTTTAGAAAGGAGGGAGATAAAAATTGAGTAATTCAAGAAAGAAGAGACGAATTCAACAACGAACCTCTTTTAATGATAGTGTATTTTATCAGCTTTACACCTTTGACCAATATTTAGACCTATTTACAGAAATCGCGATTAGTTCATTTGAGTGGGTTGGACTTCCTAGCACTGTAGATGCTAGATTTATTGAGGTTGGATTGTATGAAGATAGAGCTATGTTGTATTTTAATGATGAAGTTATGGGAAATCTATGCTTACGTGGCATACTGGGCGGTCAACTTGATGTTTATAACATACCATTATATAGGAGAGCATATGCGTCAAATGGGTATCAGCGAGAATGTAGTCGAGAAAACAGTGTTATTATTTGGGATAATATGACACACTGGTGTTGTAAATCAAAGATGGAAATATACGCTAAAAGACTAGCTGAACTTGATGCAAGTATTGACATCAACTGCAAAGCTCAAAGAACACCTATTTTAATTAAGGGAAGTGAACAACAACAATTAGCTCTACAAAATGCATATATGCAGTATGATGGTAATCAACCTGTTATTTTTGGTAGCAATGATTTCATGGAGGGAGACGGTAGCTCATTTGGCGTGTTCACAACGGGCGCACCATTTGTGGCTGACAAGTTGTATGAGTTAAAGGTTAATCTTTGGAATGAAGCACTCACTTACTTAGGTGTATCAAACATTAGTATTCAGAAAAAAGAACGAATGATTAAGGATGAAGTGCAGAGACTTCAAGGTGGAGTGTTGGCAAACAGGTATTCGAGAGAATTTGCAAGGCAACAAGCTTGTGAGCAGATTAACAGGATGTTCAATACTCATTTAAGCTGTCACTTCCGTGATGTATTCAATCAGAATGACGACAGGAAGGAGGGTGAAGATGAGTAAATACACAACACAAATTAGATTTATCTGTGAAACAAGTGCAAAGCTTACGGGTTCGAGTGGATTTAATGACATTGAAGATATTCTGGATAAGTCTTGGAACAAGATTTTTAGTGACTTTCCTATTTTTGATGAAGAATATAGAGCAGAACTTTGTAAAAAGATTTTAAGGCATTACTATACACGAGAGATTTGTTGTGAAACTGTAGGAAGATGGAAGTTATTTTTAAGTGACAAAATGAGAAACATAATGCCTTATTACAATCAACTTTATCAGAGTGAATTGTTAAAGATACAACCATTAGTTAGTGTGAACAGGAGTGTTACACATGAAGGAAGTGGAAGCGAAACCAAAACCACTAACAGAAATGGAACTAATAGTAGCAATTCAAGAACGGATGGAAGCACCGATACGTGGAGCTATTACAGTGATACACCACAAGGTGGTATTAATGGACTTGATAGCAACGATTATTTAACAAATGCCACACATAATGTGGGTACGGATGGCACGAGTAGTACGCTAAACGGAAAATCTACCGATAGTGAAACAGGCACAGGAAATAGAAACGACACCTATGTTGACAAAATTACGGGTTATGAAGGTAACCAATCAGAGATGTTGTTAAAGTTTAGAGAGACGTTTTTAAATATTGATATGATGATTATTGATGAGCTTAAAGATTTATTTTTTAGTTTATATTAAGAAAGAGAGGTAATAAAATATGGGAATTGTTAAGAAAGACCCTGCAAATTTTAACCCTAATGTTACGATACCGCCAAAAGTTGATAGTTTTAGATTTTGGTGTCAAAAAGTTTTGCCACTTGTGTATGATGATAGCTTAAGTTATTATGAAATATTATGTAAAACTGTCGATTATTTAAATAACACAATTAATGATGTTAATGTGCTAGGCACAGATGTTGATAATATTAATAAAGCTTATAAAGAATTACAGAATTATGTAAACATTTATTTTGATAGTTTGGATGTTCAGCAGGAAATTAACAACAAGTTGGATGAAATGGCAAAAGATGGAACTTTACAGCGTTTAATCGGTAATTATATCAATAATA